ACAATTTTTCTACATATAAATGAATTTAATAAGCTTGTATCTTTAATAACAAAAAAAAGTTTCAATTACAAAGATCTGATAGAAAATAATATTAAATTTGTAGAAATACCACAAGAATTAATTAAAACACATTATCGCTATGACATAGATTATTTTTTGAAGCAAACAGCACTTCATTAATTAACGGGGGATTTTAAGATGAAGTATCATTATAAGTTAAATTTGAAAGAATATATTCAAGTAGTAAATGAAATTGTTCAGGATTATTTTGATCCAGTAACTTATGAATATACACCGCATATCGGTGAGCTTCATGCCGTAAGTGTTTATTATAATCATTGTGTAGAATTAGAAAAGGGCGACTCAATGCCAGCCCAACCTATTACAGATATTAAAGATATGCAGCGTCTACTTGACGATGAAGAATTCATGGTTAATTATGTTGAAGCTACGTTGTATTCAGGTGGATTAGTAACATTTAGCGATGCATATGATAAAGCAATGGACATTGTTGAATATAAAAAGAGCGATGCAAATTCATTTGCACTTGCAATTTCTACAGGGATGGGAGCCGTTATAGACTCTCTACGAGGTGCTTTAGAAAATGTAGATGTTGATAAATTTGCTCAGATAGCTAAAGAGATTTCATCTGGTAAGATATCGAATGAAGCGATTGCTGAAGCTTATTCAAATTCTGATAGGTTTAAAAGTAATACAGAAAGTATAAATGAAACAACAGACAAAATTGTAAATATTCTAAAAGAATAAAAATAAATTCTATGTGAGGACTATGATATGCCTACAGCTACAAGTATGGCTGGTCTTTTAGATATGATCAGCAAGGAAGTTAAAGCAGCTATGGAAGAAACAAATGCGAAAGCTTTAACTAATATGCGTGAAGAAACTCAAGGGTTCTATTCTATGGGCAATCCTGTTTTGTATACAAGAACTGGTATGCTTGGTAATTCGCCACGTACAGATCCCGTATCTGGCGGAGGGCTACACTATAGCTTTAGTTTTTACTTAGAACGACCGCCATATCCAAAACCAAATCCTGTATTTACTTCACGCGGATATGCTAGCTATTTTTCACCATTACAAGTATTGAATGCTGCGGAATATCACTTTGCGCATGTTTTAGGTAGGCCGGGGTTCTGGCATAGAGCAGAATTAAAAACAGAAAGAGATTTCATTAGAGCTTTTTCTAGTCGTTTTGGATGATTAGGAGTCGATATGGCAAGAAAGAAAATTAAAGGTAGAAGCACAGTTTATAATGATATCACTTCTCCTGAAAAGATCAAAAAGATAAATCCAGAAAACTTGGAATTGCAAAATGATTATTTAGATCATTTGAAATCTATAGGGAGATCCGAATCGACGATATATCAATATAAACATAATTTAATGATATTCTGGTGTTGGAATTTAGAATATAATGGCAATAAATTTTTTGTCGATTTAAAGAAAAGAGAATTTTCAAAATTCCAAAGCCATACAATTAATGAATGGGGATGGTCGGCAAAAAGAATTAGAACTGTTAAAGCCACGATCTCATCTTTAAGTAACTATATTGAAAATATTCTTGATGATGAATTCCAAGGTTATAAATCAATTGTTTTAAGCATAGAATCGCCAGCAAATAAAGCAGTTAGAGAAAAGACTGTATTTTCTTTATCAGAGTTGCAACATCTTCTTGATAAATTAATTGAAGAAGAAGAATACATGATGGCGTGCGCTTTGTCACTAGCAATGAATAGCGGAAGAAGGAAAGCAGAAATACCTAGATTTAAAGTAAGCTATTTTGATAACAAAAATCTTATTTGTGACGGCGCATTATATAAAACGCCAGAACCAATAGTAACAAAAGGAAGAGGTATTGGTGGGAAACTGCTTGAGGTTTATACACTGGCGAAACCTTTTCAGCCCTATTTTGATCTTTGGATGAAAGAAAGAGAGCGTTTAAAGATTAAAAGCGATTGGCTTTTCCCCGCTTATGTTCGTGGCAAGTGGTATAACAAACCAATTTCTATTGGAACTCTTGATACTTGGGCTAAATTGTTTTCAAGTAAAACAAGTAAACATTTCTATTGGCATAGCTTAAGACATTTCTTTACAACTAGATTATCTGAATCAAATATTCCTGAAAGCGTTATTCAGGATATTATTGGATGGGATTCAATTGATATGGTTAATCAATACATTGACACAAAGAAAGATAAGAAATTCGATAAGTATTTTGGAGCGGAAGGGATAAAGAATGTCGAAAGTGGATCGCTAACAGAATTATAGTTTTTAAAAATTTAAAGTAATGCGTACTACTGCCCTCTTTTGTGGCAGCTTTTTTATGCGCAAAAGGAGGTAATACATGGCTGATTTTAGGGCAATGGTTACAGCCGATATCGACTTATCCAGTGCTGAAAGTGAACTAAATAGGTTTATTAACCAATCAAGAAAAATAGATATTCCAGTAAACTTGCAGTTTAATCAGGCGAATCAAGCTTTGAATAGCCTTTTGCAGCAACTGCAAAATCAGGGTGGTACTGCTGGAGCACAATTTTCTGGTCAATTTGTTAAGTCAGTAAATAGCGGGATTCAGCAGATTAACGCATCAAGTATTGTAAATCAAATTGATAAACAATCAAATAAATTTACTTTTAACATTCGCAATAACATGCGAAATCTTAGCCAACAGCAAAATCGTTTTAATGAGACTACGGCAAAGACATTTGATAATCAAATGACGGCATGGGCTAGAAGTAATTCTAAAGCCGTAAAATCTGTTATGCGTGATAATACGCGAACATATGGCGATGCTATAAATGAGCTTCATTCAAGAATGAATACAGCCATATTAAATCAAGACGCAGATGCTGTTAAGCAAATTAAAGAAGAATTTAGACTATTGCAATCAGAGGCAAGAGCTACAGGAAATGTAGGCAAATCTTTCGCTGATTCGTTTAAATCTTCATTCGGAAGCGTGGCAAAGTTAGCTGCATCTTATGTCACGATTTCGAGAGTATTTAATGAAATGAAACAAGGTGTACAGACTGTTGTAGATCTGGACACAGCACTTGTTGATTTACAAAAGACTTCTACTGCTACTCCTAGCCAGTTGAATCAATTTTATAGAGAAGCAAATGGTATAGCAAAGCAATATGGCACAACAACTCAACAGATTATTCAGGGTACTGCGGACTGGTCACGTCTTGGATTTTCCTTGAATGATGCACAAACGATGAGTAAGCTCTCGTCACAATTTTCCGCGATTTCTCCGGGCATGTCTGTTGAGAATGCAACTTCTGGTCTTGTGTCAACTATGAAAGCGTTTGGGATTGAAGCGGATGATGTGCTTGACGGTATTATGAGTAAGGTCAATTCAGTAGGTAAAATAGTTGCCTAAACATATGGTGACATATGGAAATACATTATAAGTATTTTAGCAGATAGCTATATCGGTTAAAGACCAGAGATGGTCAAGACCGAGGAAAGACTTTATTTTCGTTATCTTCTTCTGTTCACAGGAGGAGATTTTTTTATTGAAGAAAGAAGATTTAACTGGTATGAAATTTGGAAAATTAACTGTAGTTAAAATGCTTTACAATTATAATAATACTCACAAAACGAAATGTTTGTGTAAGTGTGAATGCGGAAATGAATGCATAAGAACTGCGTATGATTTAAAACATAGTAAATTATCATCATGCGGTTGTGGGAAGAAAGAATATATTAGAAATACGTGTGGAAAAGAAATAGATGGAATGAAATTTGGAAGATTATTAGTTTTAGAAACTTTATGGGAAGAAAATCCTCCAAAAGTAAAATGTTTATGCGATTGTGGAAATACTGTTATTTTGAGAAAAAGTGATGTTCAAAGTTCGCATACACTATCTTGTGGTTGCTTACAATCAGAAAGAGCTTCTGAAGCGAACATGGTTGACCACACAAATAAAGTTTCTGATTATGGTATTAAATTATTAAAACAACACGAAAAGAATAAACTTGGACAGTGGATGTGGGAATGCGAATGCGGAATTTGTGGAAATCATTTTTATGATTTACCAGCAAGAATTCTTAATGGTCATGTTAGATCTTGTGGTTGTTTAAAGAGATCTTCAAATGAATTGTTTATTTCTGATTTTTTGAATAATCTCGGTGTTAAATATGAAACACAATATAAATTTGATGATTGTAAAAGCGATAAAAACTATCCATTGTATTTTGATTTTGCAATTTTCCAAGGAAGTAATTTATTGTGTTTAATTGAATATGATGGTATTCAACATTTTACACCGAAAGATATCTTTGGTGGTAAAGATGCATATAAAGAAACGCAGATTAGAGATGCTATTAAAAACAATTATTGTAAAGATAAAGGTATAACATTATATAGATTACCATATACTATGACAAACGAAGAAATTAAAGAAAAGATAACGAAAATAATTTATCCCTAGAGACTGCCAGACTTATATGGCGACATATAAGTTTAAGCTATCCATCTCATTTAGAGATGTTATATCCAGTCCGATCATCGCGCAATAATCTAACAATGAAACGCGAGAATCAACCAGAAATGATTGATCGCCACATTTGTGGTCAGTAGGTCTATTGACCGAAAGTAACAGAATGAACAATTTTGCCCTTACTAACCAAGACATCATGGATGCCTTGCAAAATTCTTCTGCTGCTATGGCAGTCGCTAATAATAGTTTGGATGAGACTATTGCTTTGATTACTGCTGGTACAGAGATAACTCAAGATGCTTCCAAAGTGGGCAATGGGCTCCGCACAGGATTTTGTGCGTATGTACAGAAATGTGCATAAGGTAAATATTTAATTGCTGGTAAAGTGTAAAGCCTTATACCACAATAGCGAGGAAACTACGCTATGATGGTGCGAAAGCAGAAACAACATAAGGATGATATATGGTCAAAAGCCTAAGTATCTTTATAATCACAGTTCAGCATCGAAGCCCCCTAACGTAATTCTTGCCAAAGAATAGATAAGTCGAGGGGGAACGTTCAACGACTATTCCCTTAGTGGGGATTTGGAAAATGAATAAAGGTAGGCAATCCTGAATATCCAAATCATTAGAAGTAGGGCGCAATCGCAAATGGCGTGGGTGAAAACCCCTTAAATCGAAAAGGTATTACCTCTACTCTTCTGAGTGTGGTTAAAATATAGTCTATTCTCATACGAAGGTATGAGGTGTCGTTTATATTATACAGTTTATTGATATATAGTGAAGACAAATTAAAAGATTTATGTGAAAAACATGACGTTGAATATATTAGTGTAGAATCCAAAAAAGCAAAAAGTAAGAGTACAAGATATATTAAATTCATTTGTAATAAGCATAGAGAACTTGGTATACAAGAACAATCAGTTTATAGATTCAAAGCTAATAAGCATGTCTGTAAATATTGCAATGGTAGTAAATTAAAAGATGTGTTTAGTGATCGAGTATATTCTGCTAATCCAACAATTGAAGTGTTATCAGAATATACAAGATGGGAAAACAAAGTAAAGTGCCGTTGTAAGACATGCGGATATGAATGGGATGCTAGGCCATCGGTTATATTGTATGGCGGAGGTTGTCCTAAATGTGGAAGAAAGAAAGCTAATATATCTGAAATGATCAATGAAAATGAAATTATAAAAAGAATACAAGAAGCTAATAGTGATATACAAGTAATAGGAAAATATAATGGATATCATAAGCCTATTAAATGCAGATGTTTAAAATGTGGAAGAGAATGGGAATCACCAGTTTGCCATATAATAAGTGGAGATTCTTCGTGCCCTTCATGCAATCAATCAAAAGGCGAAAAGAAGATGATCTCAATATTAGAATCATTTGGCTATATACCATTAACACAATATTCTTTTTCAGATTGTAGGTATAAATATAAATTAAGATTTGATGCATATGTTAAAGAATTAAATATATTATTTGAATATCAAGGAGAATGTCATTATATTCCTATTGATTATGCAGGAAAAGGCAAAGAATGGGCTAAAGCACATTTTGATATATCACAAGAAAGAGATTTCATTAAAAGAGAATACTGTATAAAAAATAATATTCCTCTTGTTGAAGTTCCGTACTGGGAATTTGACAATATGGAATATTTTTTATTGCACAAAATCAATAATATTAAGGAGAAAACAAACGACACATGTTAGCTTGCGACTGACATAAATATAAAGAATTTCTATGAGAATACGCGGGATGAATGAGCAAACCGAGGAGCTTGACGATTCCCTCGTAAACATCAAAGGCGATGTCTATGAATTAACTGGTGGCAAAGTTTCGATAATGTTGGACTCTCAAACATATAAGTCCACGTTCGAAATTCTTAAAGAAATTTCAGAAGTATGGGATGACTTATCTGATAAGGATCAAGCTCAACTTCTTGACAAATTATTCGGGAAAACGAGGGCTGACATACGCCCTATCGTACAGAAATGTGCGTAAAGAACATATTTAATTACAGGTAATGCCTAAAGCCTTGCACCACAATAATGGCGAAAGCACATTATGAAGGTTTGACAACGTAAGGATGAAACAATGGCTGTTCTTGTAGCGAAGCACCCTAACGTATTCCAAAGATCATGCGGTACTTGAGCCGAGGGTGAACGTTCATCGACTATTCCCCATAAGGGATATGGCAACATAATAAAGGTGGAAATCCTGAATAGCCACATCAATAGAAGTACGGCGCAAATGTATGGCGTGGGTGAAATCCCCTTAAATGGAAAAGGTATGCCCCTAACGCGTAATGGCGAGGGTGAAGAAATAGTCAAAACTCTATATGAAAGTATAGGATGTTTAATCTATATGCTATGCATCAATTCAGAATAACAATGGATTAAATTTAAGAATGATTATAATAATGGCATATATAGAAATATAGCATAGTTATATAGATTAAACTAGAAAGCGTTATGAGCTTTCTGAATATAATGGCAGATTGGTGCTTCCATCATATCAAACTTCTCCCAAGCTGAAAAAGCTATGGAAACAATGGCTGGTTCAGCAGGAGCAGCTGACAAAGAGATGGACATCATCACAAACTCTCTCGAATACAAAATAAATGCGCTTAAAGAAACATTTACAGGCGTTTGGCAAAACATATTCAACCGCGACGATCTCGGCGCAGTTATCGACTTCGGCACAGGTTTTGCTAACGTCTTAGACGGAATCACAGAAAAACTCGGTCTGTTTGGCACTGCCGCTTCCGCAATTAGCATTGCTTCAATAGTAAAGAATTTTGACTCAATTAAAGAAGCGTTGTCTGGCGCATTAGACAAATTTGCCCTTTTAAGAGCAACTGGATCATCATTTGGTGGTGCAGCTCTTGAAACAGCGAGTTATGGGTTTTCTAGTTTAGCATCATCAATTGGATTAACCACAGGCGCATTATCAGGATTCATAGCGGTAGCCGCTGGTGTAGCTGGCGTAATGGCTCTTATAGATCTCTTCACAGAATCATTCGATGAAGCCAGAGAAAAAGCAGACCAAGCGATTGAGACATATGAATCAAACAAGCAACAATTAGATGATGTAAATTCTCAGCTTGAAACAACGCAGCAAAGGATGAACGAGCTTAGATCGCAAGGCGGTCTTACTTTTGTTGAGCAAGCTGAATTATCAAATCTTGAAACAGCGAACGAAAAGCTTCTTGCGCAAAAAGCAATTCTTGAAGAGATGACATCAGTCTCACAAGAAGTAGCTGCAAGAGAAGCTGCAAACGTATTAACCAAAAAAGAATTTGCTGGTAAGGAAATATATCAGCCCGGAGCTTTTGGTGGTGAAGTTCTCGTTGGTGCTGAATCTCTTGACGTTTTCGAAAGATTTAATTTCCTTCAAGGAAGGATTAAAGAACAAACTGATGAATATAATAATATTAATTCTCAGTTGTTGGATATAAACGCCGAGAAAAAGGAAATCAATGATAGGCTTGAACAATATACTGACGAAGAAAAGAGACCAAGTTTTTGGGGTAATACCACACCATATGAGAAAGATAAGAAAGCGTTAGAAGATCTTAATACGCAGCAGGAAGCCCTAATAAAAAGACAAGGTGATCTGTCTAATAGCATTCAAAGCGCTCAGTCAGAGCTGTTAAATGTTGATCAAATAATTCAGCAGTATGCACCTTCTTTGCTTGATGCGGAAGGTAATGTAGTGTCAGGTGGCGAAAAAGCATACGAAGAATATGAAAAGTTTTATCTTGGAATGGAATCTGACGCGAAAAAAGCTGCTGCTAAAAATCAACAAGCATATGACAATATAATCAATTCTCGCAAAGAATTTCAAGATCAATATAAAGAGCTTGTTGAAAAAGCTAAATCACAATCTGAAACTGGCGGTTTAACAGCGGATGATTTAGTTGGATATGATGATCTCGTTAAAGAAATGTCTGCAAATGATTTTTCAATTGAAGACATTGTAATGAACGTAAACGCGAAAGCGGAGATCATTAACAAAGATGAATTAAAATCTCAAGTCGAAAATCAGCTTGAAGAATCAATTACAGCGCTCGAATCTGATAACGAGTCAAAGATCAATAGTGGCGTTGAAGTGGAATTTGACGTAGAGCAAGCAAAAAGAAACAAAGATAAAATACTTGAAGTCTACGATCAATTACCCGTTGAATCACAAAAGAGAGTCGCAGATTATCTAAAGACAAATACAGACTGGCAAGGCTTGGATACAAGTCAAGTAGAAGATTTTGTGAGTGCCATTGTTAATGGGTCTGAAAATGCCGCAGAAGCAGCGTCTAACTTAACAGGTACTCTTCAAGATCTTTCGCTTGTGTTTAATGATAATAGCGATTTATCAAAATCAATATCAAAATATAAAGAACAGATGAGTTCTCTTGTTGACGCAAGAGATAAGTGGAATAAAGGCGAATTATCTATTGATGATATGACATCTTTACAACAGTCATTTCTTGAACTAAATGGATATGATATGTCCAATTTCGGTGAAGGTATTGACGAGGCGATGAGCAATGTTGTAGGGAAGTCAAAAGAAATGGATGACTCCTTGGAAAGCTCTACTGGCATTATTGGAGAATTTGAAAGAGCTATAGCTAATGTTGGTGGCGAAAATACACCAGCTGGTCAA